CGCTCGCCGCGCATGAAGCACAGCGCGCACAGGCACTGCCGGGTTCCGCCAGACGCGCGTCCGCTCCTGTAGAGCGCTCCGATTCGCGTCTCGATCACTTCTCGGCCACCGCACCGGTGGCAGTCGATCATACTGGCCGGCTTGGGCGCGGCGCGCGAACGCTTGCGCACCCGCTCCACCGGGGAGTCGGGCGCTGGCGTGCCGGGGATGACGTGCAGGCGCGGCGGCATGGGCCGCACATCCTACACCCCCGCGCGCCGGAACGCACCCGGATGCCGCGCGCGCAGTTGTTCCAGAGTCAGCGCCGCACCGCGATCGGTGTACAGCGCATCGAACGGCAGCTTTCCCTCGCGCATCAGTTTGCCGCGCGTCGGACCGACGACCTCATCCTGCCTCTCGGCGCTCTGCTTCTTCAGCCAGTCGCCATAGCTCAGGTCCGCCGGCACCTGGCCGTCCATGCTCGCGCGTGTGGACTGCGGCCAATCCTCGCCGATGTCCAGCCCAGACAATTCGGCCAGCGACTTCAGCACCGCGACGCCAGACGACCGGCAGTTCCAGTGCAGCTTCCCGGGGCCACCTCCCCACGGGATCTTGTGACCGATCGGCTCGTGCCGCTCGGTGTTGCGGTACTGCTTGCCGTCGCGGATGCGGCAGCCGTCCGACGTGCGCCCATCGAGGGTAGCCGACCACTTGATGGCCTTGATGATGTCGGCATTCTCGGCATGCGTGGCGTCGCGCACGTTGGCTGCAAGATGCTGGATCGCGGTGCGCACCACTGAACGCGCCTCCTCGCGGCTCGCATTCATGATGCCATCGCTGTACTGCGCCGCCCGAGTGCCGCGCACCTCGCGCACCATCTGATCAATGGTCTTGCCAGTGGTGAATCCGCTGCGGATCGTCTCGCGGATGCGCCACATGCGCCGCTCTTCAATGTGCTGCGCCCACTCGCGCAGCAATCGCCCCTGAAACGGCCGACTCATCGCGGCGGCATACACCTGCGCAGGCTCCACCCGCACGAACGACACCACAGCCGCAACGGGCTCAGGCACGGCAGCGCGCAGCATGTCCGCCTGCACGCCGGCTTCGACCTCCGCGAACCGCGCAAGCTCTTCGGTCAACTCGCGTTCGACCGCGCGGTAGGCCGCGAGGTTGACCGCGCGCACGCTCGACAGCACGAGTTCCAGCCGCTCGACGGTGAACGCCTCGCCATCCATCCGCGCGAGCGCACCCTGAAGCGCTGCAGACAGCTCCGCATCCGCGCGGTTCAGCACGCCGATCATCCGGCGAACGACGTGCGTGCTGTACTGCGCGAGGTCTACCTGATGGCTGATCGTGGCGTCGCGCAGCGCCTCATTGGCCGTTGGCATCGATGACACCAAGCGCCGGGCCCTGCTCGGCAATGCGCTCGCGCTCTTCGTCGAACGTCACGCCCGGCCCGAGGATGCTGCGCCGCTTGAACTCCTCGATCAGCGTCTGGTCGCTGATCTTGCCGGCAGTGTTGGCCGACAACAGAATCTGCGCGCTCGCTTCGGCCATCGTGCTGGCGCCATAGTCCTCGAACAGCTTCACGTGCCCGCCTTCACCCAGGCCAGACCAGTCGGCAAGCACCTGAAGCGCCGCATCGATCGCGTCCTCGCATTGCCCGGCAATCTCCTGAAGCACGGACATGCCTACCGCGTTCTCGGTGCTGACCTGCGTGGCAGTCACCTGCCCCGGGCGGATCACCAGCATCTCAGCGCCGGCCTGTCGCATCTGCTCTTCGAGCGCAACCAGTTCGTCACGACCGATCTTCACCGACTCGGCCGAGCCCTGCGCGATCTGAATCGACGCACTCGGCGGCAGACGAAGAAAGTAGTCCGCACCGATGGTCAGCTCGGTGTCGGGGTCCGCCCCGACAATCGCGGCAATGCGCACCCGCGCGAACCGCACGGACCGCTGCTGGTCGCTGCTGTCCTGCCAGTGCTGCACGTTCATGTGCGCCAGGTGCATCAACGGCGGATCGCCCAGCATGAAACCAACGCGCTTGCCATAGACGGGCACGAACGGCACATAGGGCAGCGAGGTCGCGCCCTCTTCATGCACCACCCACTCGCCGCCCTTGTCCGGCCTGCGCCACGTCTGCCAGCGGCCAGGCTCGAGTACGCGCACCTGCTGAATCTCGCGCTCGCCAAATGGGCCGTCGTCTTCGGTGACGGCCTCCATGATGCGCAACTGCGACAGCGACAGGCCGCCATCGGTCTTGCGCGCGCGCCAGCCAAGGATCTGTGACTTGCGCACCATCACGAAGTAGGGTCGCAGGTTTGCGCGGATCTCGTCCGCACGGGTGCGAACACCATCAGCACGCGGGTAGTCAACCAGGATGCCGCACAGCCCTTCAGCCATCGCATGCGCGAACGCCTCGGCCGCGAACACGTGCAGATTGCGGCCCTGCATGTCGATGTTCTCCGACCATTCGCGGATCTTGTCCGGCGTGTCGTCGCCGATCGTGATGGCGCGCGAGAATGGCTTGCTGGCGAGCGTGGACACCGTGCGCGCATAGGCCGGGAACAACACGGCCGAATCAATGCGATCTCGGTGCGCCTTCAGGTCTTCCGCAGGCCAGCGCGGCAGGTACTTCTCGCCCGCCTCGCGCATCGCACGGGTGCCGCCCATCAGCGCCCGGACGAGTTCCAGGTCTGCGGACTGCGCGGCGACGGCGGCGGATGGCGTGGCTACGGTGGACATGGGCTCCGGGGGTTAGAAGTTCAGGCCGGCAACGGATGTCACCCGCTTTTCAGCAAGCGTTCTGTATCGGCTCTCGTCACCGATGTGATCCTCTGCATCGGTGTCTACGTCGTCCGGGTCGCGCTCACTGCGCGGCAGCGATGGCACGCACCGAATGAACTGATGGCAGGTGTCGAAAACGAAGATTCCGGGCTCTTCCATACGCTCGGCGCGCACGGCCTTCATGCGCCCGCGCATAAGCTGCCATCCGCGTCGACGACTGCCAGGAGACTTGTCCGCGCGCTCCCATCGCACCTGGTGGCGCTCCTGGATCTTCGCGGGACTATCGCCGTTGGATTCGTCAAAAATGCTGCTGTCTGCCGGCCCTGGCTTCACGCGGCCATGCAGCCCGAGTTCTTTTTCGCGCCTGACGATGCCGATCGCTATCTCTGAATCGGACATCTTCAAGCCCTCATTCGGGCGCCCATTCCACCCGTACCACTCGGCAATGCGCACGAGCGTTCCGCGCGGAAACGTGCGTCGTTCTCCGTCGGCCGTCTTGAACTCGCTTCCATCGGACTCGGCCCACCAACCAACGCTGAATGGCTTGCTCGACCCCCAGTCAAACGCGCGATCGATGCGCCACGATGCCGGCACCTCGAACGGCTTGAGCACATGCAGCCGCTCAGACCAAAGGTCATCGAACATGCCGCCGGAAACGATGTTCCAGTCACCGTCAAGCATCGCGCGCACCAGCGCCGCATTGCCAAGGCCGGCAAGTCGCGCGGCATAGTGCGGGTCGTTCTCGGTCTGCGTCGGGTTGTCCGCTAGACGCGCCGGGATGTACTGACGAAGCAATCCGCCTTCTTCTTCCGGCATGCGCCGAATTTCCATCGGAGCAGCGCCGTCGATGAAATCTGACTTCACCCAGTTATGCCCGACCCCTCCGGGGTTCGCGCCGGTCAGTACGCGCGGGAATGCAGCCCGCATGCCGGCCGGAACCTGCAGCCCGCCAAGCCGCACCCGACCGCGCAGGAATCGATACATGCTCGATTCCCAGTGCGTCAGCTCATCGATCATCAGGACGTGGATCTCCGCGCCCTGGTAGTTGTAGACGTCTTTCGGGTACTGGCAGTGGCAAAGATGGATCTTTGACCCATTCGAGAATCGGATCTGCGCCGGGCTTCCGTGAATGATCTTCACCAGACCAGCTTGCGCCCAGTCCGCCAGCATCGCCGGGAAGGCGCTCGGGCCTTCCATATGGTTCTTCCACAGGTCCGGGTAGGTCCGCCGGAACAGATAGACCTGCAATCCCGGAATCGCGATGCACCAGGCAATCGCGGCGACCCGCATCAGGTGAGACTTGCCGCCACCGGCCGCGCCTCCATACAGGATTTCGGTCGCCTGGCTTGTGAACGCCTCACCCTGCCTGCGGTGCAGGCGCAGCGTCTTTTCGGTCACCGTCGATCACGATATTCAGCACCGGCGGCGCAACGGCCAGTGGTTGCCCGTCCGCCCCGGTCACCTCGGCTTTCACGGCAGCGTCCAGCCCCAGCAGCTTGGCGCG